GGCATATTCCTGGTATTCAACAGGCACAACACTGGCCTGCATGGACTGTGCAGCTTCCAGGCGTCCGTGACCGGTCACAACAAAGCCGCTGCGTTTGCTCACTGTAATAGGTTTCCTCCATCCCTGCCCCTTGATAATGGCAGCCAGCAGTGCGACCTGCTTAGGTGGATGGGTGTTTGGGTTTCCAGGGTTCGGAACCACTTTGCCAATAGGTACCAGCTCGTCAAAAGCACAAAAGACCTTTACACCCTCCGGCGTAACGGCCCTTGCTTCCGCTTCGGTCTGGTAGTTGGCCACGTTGTTGAAATAGTTCTCAACCTCGTCTTTTTTCTTCTTTCTTGCCATTTCTCCAATTCCTCCACTCTATCATTTTAACATCTATGTAGTGCATTGAAAATGTCTACTTTTTGCACCGTGCAGGCACTATGCAAGTCTTATGCCATCAATGCCGAAAATCAGGGCAGACAGCGGCTTTACAGCCTTTCCCAGGTCACTGTAATAGGTGCGCTTTTCTACACAATTTTCGCGTGCAATTTCTTCTGCACTCTTCTTTTCCGGTGCGATATATGCAGCGTGCAAAATCCGGTACCGGCGCATTTCCTCTGCCTTGCCGCTCTGCTCGCATGATATCCGGTACAAGTTCAGCATTTCGTCAATGTGTGTCAGTATGATCAATGTGCGCTGCTGACTCTGCTTAATGCTGCCAATATAATAATTGTCCTCGTACTCGAAGCTGTCCAGGCCGTCCAGAATGTCCAGGGCGCTCTCTTTTGCCTTGCGGCCATTAAATACTGCACCACTCACATGTTCTTTCAGATTCCGGTAATTTGCCAGCAACAGGCGTGTGTTGTGCAGTCTCCGGCTATATCTTCCTTTTGTCTGCTCCTTTTTGCCCTCTTCCAGGCGTCTCTCCGCCGCTGCCGTGCCTGCTTCTACGCCTATGCGGATAGCTTCATCAATAGCCCGCTGGCTCAGCACCTCGTACACCCCTGCCAGTGCGCCAGGCTCTCTGCTGGTTCCTTTTACCTCTTCTTTCTCTTCCACACTCCGCTCCATTACTCTCTCCATTCTGGATCAGCCTCCTCTCCTAACCATTCATCGATACGTTTTTCCTGCGCCTCCCTCAATAAAGGGCTTAAATACATTGTCGTTTTCCAGCACATCCGTTTCAGTGCTTTCCTCAGCTGCTCGCTGTCCGCCAGTTTCAGCATATCCTCATTTGTCTTGACTTTTTTCAGTTTTTCCTCATACATGGTGTTGGCTGCGCACAACGCCCATGTGATCAAGCTCCCAACTCCCAACAATGCACCAGCCACAAATGCTGCTATAACTTCCATGTCTGCCTCCTCTCCGATATGTTCCCGACATAAATGTCGGGATCAATCTATGTCCCAGTTTCTGTTGTCCCATATCTTTATACCGTGTACTATTCTCCGGACGGTATAGCACACGCCCCAGCATTTCAATTTCTTAAAATACGCCTTTTCTCTCCATGTCAGCGGCCAGATTCTTCCTTTCAGCAGCGTAACCTCAACGGTGCCACGATTGTTATCAACCATAACCCGCACCCGTTTAAATCCCAGCGCCTCAAAGAAATCCGTCATATACATGGCTTCCATAGCGCAATCCATTTTTCCCATAATTCTCATGCTCTCCTGCCTGTCCGGGCGGCGTGTTTCCACGCTCGCCCATAATATTTATTGACTTATCCACACTATCCCAAATTCTTAGGGGGATAACTAAATGGGAACTCCTGCACCAAATCCCCAGCAAAATAAGGGGCCAGATTATTTTTCAAAAATACCTTGCTGCCGTGTGCCTGGGAAAATTTAAGAATGTGCTGTACCCATTCCGCTTGCGGTATCGTTTTATTTTTCTGTTGGCCAGTCTCAGCTCCGACAATGATCCAGGGCGGTGCATAAGTTCCTTTTGTTTCACTGCGTATAACCCACGATGCATCAAAAGTAAAATCCTCCTGTATAGGCTCAATGCTTAAAAACCAGTTATACGTGCCAGGCTCAAACCAGGCATACTGCTGGTCTGGTCTTGTTACTGTCGTGCCATACCAGAAATTTCCCTGCTGCGGCAGCTTTCCTGCTTCTGCCAGCTGTATGTATCTCTGTGGGTTCTTTGTCAGAAACAAATACGTGTGCCATGGTGCGGCTTGCGCCGCCCCGAAAACTCTCCGAATCCATTCATCCGGTACCCACTCCCCGAATAGGTCGCCCATGCTTACCACAAATATAACCGCCGGTTTCTTTTTCTGTGCCGGCATAGGTAGGCAATACTCCCGGAACATAGGTTCAAACTTTACCGGAAACGGCGTTACTTTTCCGATTTCGTTTTTAAAAGGCTTTTTCAGCACCCAGCGGGTTCCTCTTTCGTCCCACTCTTTTCTCAGCTGCTCAGACGTTTTGTTGATCAGCACATTACCAGAAAATCTGTTTGCCTGCTTAGCTGCATAACAATACAGGCAGCCATGCTGACATCCGGTCACGGGATTCCATGTGAAATCGCACCATTCAATCAGGCTTTTGTTCATCATGCGTGTTTCCCTCCTCTCTATCTGCAAACATAAATGTTATTTCCACTCTTTTACTTTCATAAAGTGGACGGATTGTAATGTTGTACGTGCACCGCGAATTGTCTCTTGTAAACTCAAATGTTTCCGCCAGCGTATTCCCGAAATAAATGCCATACTCCGTGCACTCGTCCAATTTTAAAATAAAAGGCAGATACTGGACCACTTCTTCTGCATGTTTAAATACGTTTTTATTTATGCGAATGTTTCCACGGTAGTCTTTATAGATGTACCGGTACAGCTGTGGGAATCCATTTTGCAAACCCTCTTGCACAAAATTCTCAAAGTTTTCCATTGTATTGCAAATTGTTCCCCTTGCTATATATTCA